GTTGTTATTGGTAATCGTAAAGTCGCCTTGTTTTATAGGCGTTTATGTAAACAAATTGGTCTTGGGATTTCTTTACCCAAATCGATTTCTTCACATAAAGGTACGGCATTAGAATTTGCTAAGCAAACCTTTTATAAGGGTAAAAATGTAACCCCTATTACTTTAAAAGGTTTTATCATGGCAAAAAATAATGTAGCTTCAATGTTTGATTTCATGCCGGCTCATTTAGAAGTAAAAGATCTTTTACTTATTTATGGGTATGGGTATAAAGCTTTATCAAAAATTCATTTTTCTTTTGATAAGCTTAATGCTCATTCACGGATGAGAGATAGGATGTTTACCTACTTGATATTGAAGGATACATCGCAAGGTATTCCTTTATCTAGGGCTATGGGACGAGTGTCCCTAAGGTCTTACGATGAAAATATCATTGGCGATTATGAACGTGGTTTCTTCTTTTATGAAGGATTATCTCAATTTTTTATAAAACCGCATAAATCCTTAATTGGATTGCTTAAGAAAATTAAGTCTAAATGCGATGTTTTAATTGAGTATAATTGACAATTTCCTGAAACCTTGATGAGGTTAGGAGGTCTTAGCCCTCTTACGGATCTTAACGATAAGAACTGTAAGACTCGGGTTATTAAAGAGACCAACTCTTGATTAACTAAAGAGTTAATTGTAAACCGTTCGGACGCAGAGGTTCATAACCTCGCTCCCTTTTTATTAGAAACTGAGGATCATGTTGCAAAGCTGAAATCTATATACCAAAAGGTTACAGTTTTGTCTAATGATCTTCACTTTCGGAAGAAATCTAATTATTTAGAAAGAATTATGGAATTAGAGACGGAATATTCTCTAGTTCCTAGTGAGTCATATAATACTCCTAAAGATGCTCTCCTCAATTCTGAGTGAGGACGTCTTATAAAAGCTTTCCATAATAGGTATAAATCTTCTAAGGTTTCTAATAAAAGGTAGCACTAAGATCGATGATTAATTGCATATGGTGCTGCTTTGCAAAACTTTAGTCATCTGATCAGAAGCGTTCCCACACTTCGTCAC